TACCGATATATCCTGTTGCTCCTGTAACTATGACTTTCAATACTTTGTCTCCGCAACATAATCTCTGTATCGATTAGTATCTCTGCGCCATTGTTCACCATTGCCTTGCATAATATCAATATAACGATCAATAGTAGCACTTGTCCAATCACTAATTTTACCCATATCTTTATGAGGTCCTTCTAGTAGAACATCTAGTTTATTTGCTGCATCTTCAATACTCCACGGAATATACATACGCTCGTGACAGTTAGCAAAGATTTCAGGAAAACTACGATATGCTGGAAATAGCACATTACATCCTAATGCATCTGCTTCACTTACTGTATTGCTAGTCCAATCCTGTAACGCACAATTAAACAATACTTTACTATCGTTAACAATATGATAATACTCTTCTTTTTTAAGATTTTCATAAATTCTTAGTACACCTTTGCTTACTAAGTCGTTTGCACGTTCAATATACTTAGGATTATTACTACGTAAAGGTCCGCCTTGTAGTACAGCAAACTCAACATCTGTGTCTGCATACTTCTCAGCAAGATCCATATAAAAATCAGGTTGTTTTTCTTGATCCCAACGTGCTGCAAACACAACACGATTGCTACGTGACTCCCAAAACGTTGGTGCTTCACTGGATCGTTGTACAACTTCTTTTTTGTCAAACGCTAATCCACTAATATTATAGAGCGGCGCTTTCCAATTAGCTACTTTCATATTAGCAATCATTTCTTCATTACTTGCTAATACTCCTGTAACAAATTCGTTGCACATTTCTTCGTACAAACTCATCCATTTACCCATACCCCATACATGAACAAAGTCATCTGGATCTACAGCTTGTGCAAGGCATCTAATAAACACCTTTGGCTGTTGGCTTGCTGGAATTTGATCCATGATGTACGGCAATGACTCCATACCAGGCTGAAACATGTCTTCAAAGAAAATAACGTCTTCGGCTGTTACTTCACCGTTGCGCATCATTTGCACCAAGTTCATCATTTGCGACATAGCAAAGTAACTACGTCCGTGTGCATCAAGAACTTGTCCAACACTAATAGCTTTAGTGTCATCAATTGTTGTACCAGGTACAACTACATAGTCAATACCACGTCTTTTGAAAGCACGTTCACTCCAGTCTTGCAACTGGAGTGTATAACGTCCTTCATATGGCTCTAGGCCCATATAAAATAGTTTACGCATGGCGTCTCCGAGGTTTACCACCACGTGCTTTTGCACGTAAGTAATTTTGATACTTCTGATACGCCTGCCATACAGGGTCAGATTTTTTATAAAGTGATTTTTCATCAAACACTTTACCTTCAAAGCGACAGTAGTCGCGGAATTCGTCCAGATCGTCGAATACTTTCTGATACGCATCACGATTAAATGTGATATTCATTTACCTTATTCCTTTATGCTGGGTAAACAATTTGACAGCCGTTTTCGCCATCTTCGGCAACATCGATAACAACAAACCGGCCGGGGTATTTGTTGTTGATGTGTAGATACAAATCATCTGCAATCATTTCACATGACTTGTAATCCAGTTCGAGAATGTCTTCTTTGTAAAGATTCTCTAACCAACGTTTGAATTGAATAAATTCAATATCTCTATCGTTGTGTGTTACTTGTATTTGTACTTTAAAATGAAAAGTATGTCGATGTGGGTATCCTAAGAAACTTACATCGTATTCATCACCTGTCGCCAGCGCAGGATCGTCAAGTGCTGCCGGATATTTGTGAATACCTTCTTTAGTAAAAGTTACCCAAATACTACGTTTTGCGTTTTCTAGTGCGTTTGCCATTTTAGCATCCTCTTCTCTCATGCGCCGTTGCATATATGTATAATAACGTTCTTGTGTCATATTGTCAAGTGATAATTGTGTCTGTAGTGTATTTAGACCAGTCTGTAAAAACAGCCTTCTCTTTTAAATCATGTAGTCTATGAACCCATACACCAGGGTTACTTGCATCAAAGTCTTTATCGTCAATTTTTAAACAAGCGTTATATCCAAGTTGATCGATATATGGAAGTTTTACGCTAATCATTGGAATAAAGCGGTTGTGTTCTGTGAATCCACTTTCTAGCAACCCTTCAATTTGGCTTGCATCAGCGTCTAGTGTAACCCAATAACCTTCTTTCAACAATGGAAATATCATAGCTTCCCAAGGTTTCCATTCGCTTTCTGTATTGCTGGTGACATTGAAACTCATATTAGCACCACAGTAGATATGTTTACATCCTTGCATTTCGGCCATGGCTATTACTTCGTCTGGATCCATAGCACCTACAACAAATAGTGTTTTCTTTCCAAACTGTGGTGTATGTTCAACTTCTGTTCCAACAAAATATTGAACACTTTCAATATCAGTTCCTTGATCGTAAACTCTTTTCATGATTTCCTCGTTTTATATTGTTCTTGCCAAAGATCCCAACGTTTTTTATAGTATTCGTTGATTTCTTTTTTAGGGTAGTTTTTTTCTTCCATGTTAGCAATAATAGTTTCGATATCTTCTAGTGCCATTTCAATTGTTTCTAAACGAATTTTTTTCTCATTAGGATCCATTTACTCCATTCTCCATTGCATCAATTTTATTTTGTATTCGATGTAGTTCGTCTTTGTAGAATAACTTTTGTGTTTTTAAAGATCTTACTTCTTGATCTACATAAAGTCTTTTTTCTAGTTGGATAATTTTTTCGTCTAATGCTCTATGTTTTTTTGTAAGTTCTGTAACATACTGTTTTAAGTTTTCTACTGTAGTCATTATACTTCCTCGAAAAGTTTATTATAATTTGTTAATGCATTTTTTGTCTTCTTACCAATATTTAGGCGTGTTCCAATTACATGCATCCAATAGCGATCATACTTTTCAATAAGGTCGAGGCTCTTTTGCCGATCTTTTAAACTAAAGATTTCGTCTACTACTTCTTTGAATTTAACTACACCCCATGCTTGGAAGTCTTTATCGTTAATTAGCATGTACGGAAATTTGCCATTGTCATATTCTCTATTTGCACGTTGTGTGCTTTCAATATGCATCCAAACATTATGGCCCATTTGTAGTGCATAGCTAAAACTATCCCAGCTAGTACTATCTTTTGTTCGAACGATAGGATTTTTGTCTTTGTCTAACAGAGGATTGCCTTCTTTGTCTAATTCAACATCTCCGGCTTTTACCTTAATAGATCCAACTTTGTTTTTATCGCCTTCTGCATAGATACAAATGTCGTTCATCTTGCAATGTTTACTGATAGGAGAGTCTTCAAATGCTGCTAGTATTTTATCAGTTACAACTGCATCACTAAATTTGCGTGTATCGGTAGCATACTTTAATGAATCGGCACCTGGAGACATCATATAACTCCATTTGCCACGGTCTTCAATACGAATACTATGATATACTTGTCCGTTAGCTGTAGCAAGGAAAGGCGAAGCACAATCATATGTAATCATAAAGTTTGGATTATGATATTTACGTACTGCACGTTGAATGTCTGTAAGCAATACAGCCCATTCTAGTTTACTAGTACCAAGGAAGTGCATAACATCATGCAATCCTTCTTCAAGTAGTCCGTCGTGAATCATATGCACAAGACGTCTTAGGATAAGATGCACATCGCACATGTTTTGTCCACCCATTGCCCATCCGTTAAAGTGTGTGTCTGGATACTTAGCAGGATCGCAATAATCTTTAAACTCCTCGTACCAACTATCAGCATCGTCGTGTGTACTGCCTTGTAGAACATTTAATACTTTAAAGTTGCCACGTCTATTATCCATATAATAACGTGCATTAATATGCGTTGCATCTACTGCATCTTGATAGCTATGAATATTTGCTGCTTTTGCTGCTTTTTTGTCTTGGAATGTCCATGTCGGAATATCAAGCATCATGCCATAATCCATATATTCTTCCATCCAGTTGACAACTAGCTCACGCTTCTTTGCAGCATGTGGACAATCTGGATTAGTCCAATCGCCGGGCCATAATCCTTTGGCAATCTGGAAACCACCCGAGTCGCCCAGCAACCATGAATTGTCTCTATCACGGTTGCGTAGCATATCTTCTTTTTCGCTATGCTTATTTACGTCAAGCTCTGCGTGTCCTGCAGAATAGAGCGCCCATTTGTAGTGGAACGCTCCTTCTTTTGGATTTAAAAAGTTCATACCTTCCATGTTGTTGATACCAGAAGGAATTCTACCTGGTTCAACATATTCCTGGAAGCGTTGTTTGCCTATAAATGTGGCATAGAAGCCACTAATACTAGGCAAAAAATGTGCATAGTCTTTCTGTGCTTCTGTTAGATCTGTATTCATGTATTACTTCTGTTGTGCTGGAAGGATATAGTCGTATGTTGCCATACCGCTGTCTACGCTAATTTTCATTGCGCCTTGATCAGTGATGCTAAGGGTTTTATCACCATCTAAGTTTAAGATAGCAATAGTTTGTGCAACTGGCCACGCCCAAGTATGTGTTAAGCTACCTTCAATTCCGTGTTCAAATGTAAACGATCCTGCGTGTGTAGCTTCGTCACCAAAGTAAAAGTTTAGATTACCATCTTCTGTTTTAACTTGGAATACATTTTCTTCACTGTGCGCACCAGACATAAGTTTCATACGTGCAATTGATGCCATTGTAGGTTGAATTTCAACATCCCAGCTGTTGCCTTTGAATTTAACGCTTTTTAATTTCTCTTCAATAATCTGCTTGTTCATAAAGCGATAATCATTTTTAAAATCACCAGTTGTGTTTTCAAAGTGAATGTGTGTTGGAATAGTTTCGCCGTTGCGATCTGCTTCAACAACCGCAATGTTAGCATTTTCTTTATACTCTGGGTTGTTCAAGTGATAAGCAAGTTTGCCTAAGTCTGGCATACCGAATGTACCAGCAAATTCGCTTACTGGATTGTGTGTTTCTGCTGTCATAATAACGCTACGATCGTCTGCCATTGTTTCGATCTGTGTATCTTTTTCAGCTGTAATTTTTAGTGTTGTGATAAAGCCTAATTTGTGTGTATGGCTTACGATATCTTGTAAAATGTCGTGCATGTGATTCTCCTATATGTATTATTATACTGTATATTTGGTATAAAGTCAACCAAATAAACTACTAACTGATTCTTCGTTTGTGACACGTCTAATAGCTTCGCCAAATAGTTGACTTACACTTACGTATCGGGTCTTTTTGCAATTCTTTGGACGGCGATTGTTAATACTGTCTGTTACTACTAGTTCTTCTAGCACACTCTTCTCAACTTTTTGACATGCTTCACCTGATAGTACTCCGTGTGTAATGTATGCACGTACACTTATTGCACCTGCATCCATAATTGCTTTGGCTGCATTGCATAATGTACCGCCTGAGTCAATAATATCATCAACTAGAATGGCGTGTTTACCTTCAACATCGCCGATCAAGTTCATGACTTCGCTTTTTCCTGCTTCTGGACGCATCTTATCCACTATAGCAATGTCTGCATGGAACATATCAGCAAACTTTCTAGCACGAACAACCCCACCTGCATCTGGCGATACAAACACTGTGCCTTGTTCTGTTCCGACATTGCGTTTAATATCTTTAGCAAACACCAATCGGCTTGTTAAGTCGTCTACAGGAATATCAAAGAAGCCCTGTATCTGTCCTGCGTGTAGGTCCATTGTAAGTATTCTGTCTGCTCCTGCTGTTGTTAGTAGGTTAGCAACTAGTTTTGCTGTAATAGGTGTACGACTAGCACTCTTACGGTCTTGTCTTGCATAACCAAAGTAAGGAATAACTGCTGTGATCCGTCTAGAACTTGATCTCTGTGCAGCATCAATCATAATCAATAGTTCCATTAGGCTATCGTTTACAGGAGTGCATGTGCTTTGTATTATAAACACATCTTCGCCACGTATGTTATCGTGAAACTCTACAGTTGTTTCGCCATCTGCAAATGTAGAAATTTTAGATGGAACTAACGCTGCAAAACAATGCTCTGCAATTTCTTCTGCTAGAGCTATGTTAGCGTTTCCGGCAATTATTTTCACTTTCGTATCCTTTTGTTATAGTTGTTAGCAGCTTCAAGTATATTTAGATTATTTTCTAAAACCTCTGCCATTTTTAATAATGCACTTACATCCTTAGGGAAGCAGTGTCCTCCAAATCCTCGGTCTTCAGTAACTTGTGTATGGCTACTTCCAATACGTGAATCCAACGCAATAAGCCTTGATACAGTTTCGTAGTCTATATCAGCCGCTTTGCATAAGTCGTATATTTCATTAAAGAACGCAACCTTAGTTGCTAGAAAACTGTTCCTAAAATACTTAGTAAGTATAAGTTCTTCTGGTTGTGCAACATCTATGTTGATATTACCCATTGCATTTAGGAAGATTTCTTGCCAAAAATGCACACTATCTCCACCTATAAGTATTGTATTGTTTTTGCGAAAGTCTTCTAGTGCCGATTCGGCTCTTAAAAACTCTGGAGAAAAACTAACCTTACGAAATGTGCGTTGAATGTACTCCCAACCTATAAGGCTTATAGTGCTTTTAATCAACACTGGCACATTTTTAAGATCGTTTAGTACATCGTACACATTTTGCATATCGCAAGTACCGTCTTTTGCTTGTGGAGTAGATACACAAATAATTACACAGTCGCAATGTCGCAAGTCTGCATAGTGACCTTTATGAGGGTCACTTATAAGTACTTCATAGTATTGTTTAAGTGCTTCGTGATGTGCTTGGCCTACATAACCGTAGCCAGCAATTCCTATTTTAATCATATTCTTTAAGTAGTTCCCATGTATGTTGCCAATTATCAACTTGAATAGCTTTACTAGGATGTTTTAGCAATTTAGCTAGTGGATAATCATTTCCACCTGGTTCCATTTTGTCACCAAAAAAGTGTATTGTAGCACCTTTGCTAAATTCGTAGTATACCTGTCCTTTATCACATCCAGTAGGATAGATATCGATGCCTGTTTCTCCACCTACAGTAGCAGTAATTTCTTTAAAAGAATGGTTAATTTGAAAAGCAATGCTTTCACGTTCACGCATCAATTTGTCGTATTTGATATATTCTTTACGTTCGTCTAGCGTACAGTTGCGTCCTACAATGCTAAAGTTTACAGTACCCGGGCGTTCTTCAATATGGTTTCCGGTACGATATTTGAAGTTACTGCCTTGCAGCCATCCCTCTAGCATTTTTCTTAATTGATCTGGTAATGCCCACTCGCTTTTGCGTACATTAACACCAGTAGTATAGATATCATTTCCTGAACAATTAAACACTACTTTAGCCAGTGCATAAGTATCTTCGCCAAGTTGTTCGACAGTCTTATCTTTATCACTTCCTGTAACAAAATATACATTATTCTTTACACAAAACTCATCAAAAAACTGTTTAAATTCAGGATTAATTTTGCCACGGCTTGGTGTTAGTGTACCGTCAACATCAAAAACAAATTCCATTAGTTCTCCATTACACAAATAGCAGAATCACCTTCAGTAAAACTTGCTTCTAATACTACTCTATTAGTTTGACAACTAACTTCACTAGTATAACTATTGTAGTATGTAACTTTATATTCGTCAAAGGCTGTAATATAAGAAACTACCAATAATACCCAAGTCATACTTCACATACCCTTTTTCTAAGATCACTTGTACTAAATCTGTGATCACGCTTGTTAAAATAAAAATCTACGCCACGCTGTAAGCATATTTCTTTACCAGTAAAGTCTTTGTCTTTATACTCTACACCTAATACTCTAACATGAATATTATACATTGTCAAGATATCTTTTAGGTCTTGTTCTGTGCCGTATGGAATGATTTCGTCTACATATTTTACTGCTTTAAGTTGTGTGTATCGCTCTACAATACTTTGTACAGGTGCGTTTTTTTCTGCTCTGTCTACACTTGGATCCATTTGTAGTCCAACTAGTAAATAATCGCATTGTTCTTTTGCTTCACGTAACATCTGTATGTGTCCTGCGTGTAATAGATCAAACGTACTACAGGTAAATCCTACTTTCATAGTAAATGTTCCTTTATTAATTTGTAATCTTTTGCGTAATATTCTTTAATATTATTAACAAAACTTTTGTCCATTGCTTCTATTATTCCATCTTTAATTACTTTTTGGGTAGTTTCGTTAGTAGAATTAATTTTAGGTAATGGTGGGCTTTGTGGAAATAGCTTAAATTTATGTTTTAATAATATATCTAAACCTCCATCATCCATGTTATAAAAGTATAATTTTCCATAATCTGGTAAAAATTTGTATTGTGGAACTGTATGTTCGTCAAACTCAATTTTTTTTAAATTTTTTAAAATCATCCATAAGGGATAGTCATGTCTTTTTTGAAATTCAAGAACTCCGCTAATCCATCGCTCTAATGGATCTCTTAACACAACATGAAAAAATTTTGGTTCTACAAAACGTCGAGGTCGATGATATTTATCTACAACATAAACCCAATTTCGTGTAAGGCCACACTTAGCTACCAAACTCGAAGCATTTTTTGGTATTCTTACAATAGCATTATCTTTGTCAACTAACGTACAAAGACCAAAATCGTGGTTATATAAATTCAATATAAACTCCTATTAATCCCATTCGAATAAAGTGTTAAATGTTGTTTTTTGTTTTGTGCTTTCTAAGTCATAGTTAAGCACACCAATGAGGTTTCCTAGTTTATTATCAATAATAACCTCTTCCATTGCATCTCCATCAAACGGCAGTTCTTTAAACCAATCTGGAATACGCAATTCATCTGTTGGATACGCAACACTTGTATAGCCTAGAGGATTCTGTTTTAGTTTACAAACAATAACTTTCATACCATCTACAATCTCTTGCGAATACTTGTCACCGTTCATACGCTTCAGCGTGTTCCAGTTAAGACTTGCTCGAACGTGTCCAGGCATGTTTGCTTTGCCTTGCTTTTCTTCAAGACGCCGATAGTGTCCAATCTTGTTTGCACGTTTCGGAGCGCCTTTTTCCCAACCGGGCATTTCTTTAAACTCCTTACGGAATTCACTAATAGCATCAAGTAGTTCTTTCTCAGGCTTTTTATCTAATACCATGTCAAGTAACTCTTTTAAAAAGTCCTGCATAAACACAGGCGTATCACTACGCTTCAAGTCTAAGCCCATTGCTTTTACTTTGCCTCTTTTGCCGTCACTGTCACTTCTAAAGCCTTCGATGTCATACACTAGTGCCGCATAACGTTTCTTAGTAATAAACAATCCTGTTTCGGCAACAATCTCTCTTGCTGCTGCAATCACATCGCTACGTGATCTTGGACAGTGAAATGCATCTAGCATAAACTGTGGAAATGTAGTGTTTGCCTGTTCGCACACTTGATCATACAATGTAATTACATTGTCTTTATCCCATGGAATATTTCCTTTGTTGATATCATCTTTTAGTACAGGATACGCACTGAAATAACAAGAGTCTGTGTCGCCATATATCATTGCTTTACCAACATGATCATACTCGCCTGTAATAACCTTGTTTACTTCTGCACTCATATGCTTAACAATAGTTCTGCCGCTTAGTGTTGTACTCTGTCCAATACGTTTATCAAAGAATCTACAGCCTGGATTAAGAATAGCACCATACAAACTGTTCAAGTTAATCTTCTTTACCAGCTGACGTTTGTCCCAATACTCAATCTCTGCATCATTTTTTGCATCTTTAGCTTTTTTAAGCATTGCTTGCAATTCTTTACGTTCGCTATACCAACGTTTTAGCAGTCCAGGAATAACTCCTTCAATTTCTGTTGTAAAAACAGTACCATTTGAACTAAGCATCCAAGGTTGATTGCTATCAAAAATAAGTTTCCAAATTTCAGCACCACTTAACACATGTGATGTTCCGTCTTCTAGTTCAAGTGTTAGTGAAATGTCTCTACGTTGCTCCATCACTGCATCGTATTCTAATGTAGCAAATTTACCTTCCCAAGCACCTGCAAAACTCTTCTTTTCTAGGGTAGTTGCATTGTGTAAAAACTCATCAGTAAGATCTAAACGTATTTGTCCTACAATAGTTTCGGGTGCCATGTTCATCGCACGAATAATACTTGGATACAGACTGTTTAAATCCATTGAACCAATCCATTCGTGTACGCCTTTTTTTGGAAATGCAACGTATGCACCAGCCGCCGCTGTATTACCTTCGTGATTCTTTCTGTTTGGCACTTGTAATCCACGTCTGTGTGCTTCGTTAACAATAGCCTGCTCTGTAACTGCAACTGCGCCTGCTGTCGTTTGCAATAGCACAGTATTATCATGTGCAATTTCATTAGCAAGATCAATAAAACGTAGTTTTTTGTCTAGTTTGTCTAGTAGCGCAACGTCCTGTCTGTTGTATTCAATAAAACGTTCGAAGTCGTTGTTGTATAACTGATCAAGTGTGCCTTCATACACAGTCTTGTTCTCGCCTACTTCCATTTCACCGATAGCATCTAGTCTATATGTGTGACGTTCTTCATATGTGTACTTACGATACAAGTTAAGATAGTCCATATGTACTCTTCCGATAGTATCATACGTTTCACTTGTCTTGCCAAACTTCTCATATTCTCTACGCTTGGGCTTTTGACCCCACAAGCAAAATCTACGTGTATCATCACTACTTAGAATACGTTTAATTCTGTTTACAGTATACGGAACATCATATCCTTCACTGTTCCATCCGCTGTGAATATCAGCATCTTCAATAAGATCCAAGAATGTTGACAACATCTGTTGCTCGCCTGCTTCACTGTTTGGAAATAGCAAACAACTTTCTCCCCAACGTTGTTTACACATTGCTTCAGCTTCTTCCATTGGCAACCCTTTTGGCGGCATAGCAACTGTTACTAGCATATCTAACCATTGTAGGTGTACAGTAATAGCAGTAATAGGCATAAACGGATCTTCAACTGGAGCAAAGCCACGCTCTGGATCAAAGTCTGTCTCAATATCCCAAAACACTACGTTCAGTTTAGGTGCATCTTGGTTAAGATAGTTTTCACTCAAACACTGGAAGATTGGATTCACATCACTTTCAAACATTGTCTTGCCTTTGTTAATAGCAAGTTCTTTTCGAAAGTCTTTTGTACTCTTGCACACAACTCTAGTTAGTGGATCGCCATAAATGCTTTTGTATTTGCCTCGCGGGTCTTCGTAATACCAAGTATACTTTGACTGATATTCGTGGAAATGTCTCTTTCCATCTTTGCGCTCAACGACACGAATAATATCGGCGTCTCTATCAAAGAATGCATCTACGTATGCCATACGATCTCCTTATTATTCTTTATAGTAACATATTTAGGCAATGTTGTCAACAAACGATTTAGCATAAAGTATGTCATGTCTAAGTTTTTTTGCTCTAGTTAAAAATTGGTAACTTTCGTTATACAATATACTAGGTAATTCCATATTTTTCATTTTCTTTATATGCACCTTTTGATTATGCTTTGCTGTTTTTTCTAATGTATTGTGTAATGCTGTACTGTTATTTAGATCTTTTACTTGATTTACAATTGAATCTATACGTTGCTCGATAGTATTGTGTGCGTCAAAACTATAATCAAATACATCGTGGTGTAATTTATAGCCTTCATCTTCTAAGTGTTTGTGCATGTTTTTACACGTTATAAGTAAAAAAGGCTGTGCTTGAAACAAACAACTGTAAGTTTTTTCACTTAACAATGTAGTATCTACAACAGGTATATCGTAGTAACTTTCAGTAACTAAATTAAAAGCACTTTTGTTCCATACATCAAGCGGTGGTGGCGGGTTATCAAAATAGTCGTAAACTAATACTGGGTCGTGTTTAGCATAATCAAACCATTTTACAATTTTTCCTTCCCAGTTTCTATGCAGCGGCTTATTTTTTACGCTTTCTAAGTATCTTTTATGTAAGCTATCGTTGTCGTCACCTACTGCTATTTGACTGTAACTTACGTAGCCAGTTTCTAGTAGTTGGTTGTCGTATAATTTATCCAGTAAATAGTCTCTATGATATCCAAGCGATTGTTGTTGACAACAAAATAGTCTATCAATACTTTTATTATAGTTTGTAGGCTGTATACCAGTAAGTCGCATGTATCCTGGGAACTCGTAGTGCATTGGTTCTTTAGTAGTGTACGGATCCATATGAGTACAGTGCCACTTTAGTTTTCCTTGCTTAACAAAACGTGTAAATCTCTTGTCTCGAACGTAGTCAATTATCCAGTTTGAGTCGTAACCCTCTTCCATATAGTAAAACAAATGTAGTTCGTCAACTATATTGCATATTTCCGCCAAGTTTGCTTCGGGCTGTTGATCGTTAGTAAATCCTACAACAACTGCCATTACATATTGTCCGCATATTTTTTTATTTTTAATATTTTTTCTTTATGTCGTTGTGCTTCTGGGTAGAACACGTAATCTTCACTAGTTAAAATACTAGGTAATTGTAATCTTTTTACCTTGTCTAAGAATATAGTTTGATTATACTTAGCAGTTTCTATAGTTGATTTAAACATGTTTATTTTTAGGTTTTTTATTTGTTTTACTATTGCTTCAGTTCGTGCTTCTATAGTTGGTAATTTATCAAAAGAATAATCAAATACATCTGTATATAATTTATATCCTTCGTCTTCTATTTTTTTATGTATGTTTTGGCATCCTACAATAATAAAAGGTTGGGCATGTAGTAAACAACTGTATGTTTTTTCTGTAAGTAAACTAGTATCTTTTGCCTCAATATCATAATAACTTTCTGTAATAATATTAAAACAAGACTTGTACCATGTGCTAATAGGCGGTGGTGGGTTATCTTCTATATTCCATATTAAACTGTTATCATGTCTATCACTAGGAAACCATTTGTGAATGTTATTGTGCCAGGATTTATTAAATTTAAATTTTTGTGAATCTTTTATGTATTTAATTGTTAAATGGTCTTCATCAGGTCCTGAGTCTTCTGCATAACTTACAAGACCTTTTGATAATAGTCTTTTTCTATACAAAAGATTCATTAACAAATCTCGATGATATCCTAATGACTTTTGTTGACTAAAATACAAGTGTGTAGGTGATTGTCTTTGTTGTACTAATGGTTGGATACTAAGTAGCATATCAAATTCAGGCCAAGTTATGTGATAATCTTTTGTGCCGACATATGGATCTGAATGATTACAATGCCAGAAATATTTACAATTGTTATTTGTTACTGCACCTTGTAAATCTTTAATATTACGACCTTCTTCTGAATAGTATAAAAAGTGCTGTTCCGTAGGAGTAAGGAGCTGTTTTAAGTCAGACTCAATGACCCCTTCTTTGTCAGCACCATATACTACTTTCATCTATCAAAGGCAGTAACTTGCATTGTAAAACGGTGTTCAATACCCATGTTATATGCAGCATGTGGCGCACTACCTGTCCAACTAATCCAGTCGCCATTTTTCCAATCGCACAAGCATGTGTCTTCTACATGAAAATAATGTCCAAGTTTACAATCTTCTAAGAATACAATATAACGTGTAATAGTGTTAACGTCTGTAATATTGTGCATCTTCATAAAGTTTGCATACATATCTTTGTGTAGAGGAAGAATGTTAGCAGGCGGTGTTCTGTAAATTGCAACCTCAAAGTGATCGTGGTCTGGTAGCTGCTCAACTACACCTTTCCAAAATTCAGGCATAATGTCTTTAGGACCTACATATACATCATTATTGATAATAACTTTATAAGGATCGTGTCCATATTTGATATATTCATCGCCTCCATAGCCTCCTGCACTTTCATATGGTAAACTATAAAATTGTTGTCCTTGCCAACATGGTTCAATATGTCCTTGTTTCATGTATTTTTCCTTTATTAGCTATCAGAGTATTTAGTTGGGGCTCTGACCTTCTTAACATCATTATTGGTTATTGTAGTATACTTAGGCTCTATAGGACACAACGAGCATTGTTTGATTGCATCTGATGTTAGCCTTGATACTTTGTGTGATATATTTTTATCTGTATGCTCTAATGGTTTGTATTTTTTTATTAGTTTTTCAGCACTAGGTTCTATTGCATATTTTTTAACAAGTGCCTGTGCTCCAACTAATGTTCCGCATTTGTAAAGTTTGCCTTTGTAAATATAATGACAATCGTTAATGTCGCAAGCATTGTGTGCATCTTCATAATTGTTTTTATAAAAATTAATTTGATTGTTGCTATGATCTTTTGATCCCCATTGATAAAAATCAAACTCTTCAGCTATCATAGCAACTACACGACCGTCTTGTACATAAAATACAGTGTAATCAGTTTTATAATATTTTGGAACATTTGTTAATTCTGCACTAGTAACTTTTGTTATATTTTTGTTACCAATAACTGATTCAATATCTCGTTCAGCTTTTGCAAAATGTTCGGGTGTATGTGCATTTACTTCAATAACAATGCCTGCGTTCCACCATTCAACAAGATTATGTTTCCATTTATCTATAAGAAGTCCGTTTGTGCATATTTTAAAATCTTTGCAGTACGGAAATATTGAACGTAATCCTATAGCCCAATTGTGTAGATCAGGATTGCTCATAGGCTCGCCTCCGATGATGCTCATATCAATTGGATCTAATATTTTACTCCATGCTATAGCATCGTTTTTGTAGTCTTCAAAAAGATCGTGTCCAGAAATGTTATAGTTATTAAAACTCAAACAACCTGGACACGCTAGATTACAAGTATGACTAATATAAAATTGTACTACACCCAGTGAAAACATTTATTATGCGTCACTGTCATACCCAGTTGTTGCAACAATAGTTTCGAGGTCTTCAAACTCGTCTTGTACACGACTCCAGTCACGTTTTTGTGCTACTTTGATTGCTTTATTAATAAGAGAAGGTTTTACATTTAGTTCTTCTGCTACTGCTTTTACGGTTTCTTTTAGTCCACCTTGTAAATCTTCAATTTCTTGTAGAACAGTTACACCTTCTTTAACTAGTCGTTCTAGTTTGGCTTTTTCTTCTTGACCGTATACTCTATCGCTCATACATTTCTCCTATGTGTTTCTTATACTATATACGATTAGTTGCAGTTTGTCAACGAATAAATGCACCTATACGTCCGTGTACATCAGGATAATCTTTATATGAATATCCAGTTGGAGGAGTTGTGTCTTCGCCTTTCCAGACTGGAATAAAATGATTAATATTGCCGTCAAAGTCCTCGTTGCGTCTCAAGTGTACTTCAATTAGTTTGCCGTCTATAAATTCACAGTTCATCCATGGATGATGTTCGAGTAATTCGTTTAGCAATGTAGGAAACGTAAATTTCTTATCATCTCGTCTCCAATCAGTCCATTTGGTAAATGTATCTTTGGGCTTGTGTCCTTGTACACATAGCATTTGATTACCTTCAAAATAATCTACACTATAATGATCGCCTTCAAAAAACTCACACCAAAAATGACCTACTGGAAGATGCATTGTTTCTTTTTCAATCCATACTTTTTGTACGCCTAAACCTAAGCCTAGCATATTAACACATGGACGCACAATATAAAAGCCCGGATGCGGAACATCTAGTCCGACCGGGCCACTATTATATTTTAATTTACGAGCAAGTATAAGTTTGTCCATTACCCAAATGTTATCTGGGTTAATATTATGCCAAACAAAGTCCTCGGCACTGTCTTCCATACTACATTTTAACGCAGTTGTCTACAGTCTTGCCGCCTTTTTTCTTAGTACCCATACGCTTGTAGCCTTTCCAGCATACTTTGCCGTCAACGCCTTTTTGCTTTTCTTCAGGTAGTGTAGTATAGCTTGGCTTGCCACATTCGTTGCATGTACCTTTAGCTTCTGAAAGTTTTGAACCTAAACTGCTTTTGTATTTTACAACATCT